CGGTGGAGGTTCCTTCCTACCTGGATGAAGTCAGCAGTGAGCAGTACCGGCAGTTTCTTATATTGTCGGTACTGATGAACCGCGGTACGATCAGCCCCGGACAGTTCCGCGTAAAATGGCTTTCTTACCTTCTGGGTATGAAAGCAGATTACACCATGTACCGGCGTGAGATCATCCGGGAGCTGGACGGGCAACTGGAAAAGCTGGACGGCTTTTTCTCTTATACAACCGGTAAGGAGGGCGAGCGGATCGTTACGCCCATTCTGAAAACCGGTCGTAATCTGATGCAGGATTTCGGGGGCTGGCATGGTGTCGGTGACATGCTGAACGGTCTTACTTTCGGTAACTTTTGTGATTGCCTGGATTTGTTGCAGCAAAGCAGGCAGGCGGCGGCAGAAAAGGACGATCCGGCTATAAATGAAATCTTCCAGGATATCACGTTAAAGCTTTACCGGTACAAGGACCCGGAGAAGACGCCGGCCGTTCCTTCCTTGCTTGCCATTCATGCGGTAAATTTCTTTTCCGCCGTTTGGGAAATGGTTCTTTCCGGACCGGTTTATATCGGTGGTGAAGCTATCGACTTTCGGATATTGTTTCAGAAGCCGGCATCCGAGGACCGGAAGGCGGATGATAAAACCGGCTGGACCGGGATAGTCTTTGAGGTGGCGGCTTCCGGCGTGTTCGGCAATAAGAAGGAGGTGGACGATACACCCTTGTGGGATGTATTGCTTTATCTGTATAAATGTAAGTTTGAGTATTTACACCAAAAACGTAACAAGAAATGAGAACGACAACAGGAACAAAAAACAAGATCAAGCAATTTGAAGGGCTACGCCTGGAAGCGTATGTATGTGCCGCGGGAGTATGTACGATCGGTTACGGTCACACGACCAGCGTAAAACCGGGTGATGTTATCACCGAGGCCCAGGCCGACGCTTTCTTTGAATCGGATATCAGGGCAGTAGAAAACCAGGTGAACGCGCTTCCCCTTCATTTGGGACAGTACCAGTTTGACGCGGTAGTAAGTTTTTGCTTTAATGTAGGTATCGGAAAATTCAAGAAATCAACGCTTTATAAGAAGATCAGAGCGGATGCGTATGATTCATCCATACCGGCAGAGTTTAAAAAGTGGATATACGGAGGCGGTAAGATTCTTCCGGGGCTTGTCATCCGCCGTGAATGGGAGGCGAAACGTTATCAGGGATTGACGATATGATAGATATAAAGGTTTACCGTGAATACTGGGAAGGCGTGCAAAAACGTATTCCTGAAATAAAGAAGGTGCTGCCCGTTACCATTGACGAGGAAATGAGTAAGACGATACAGGGACTATCTAAAGAAGAATGTCCGGTGCTCTTTATTCTGATCCCGTCGGGAACGGGTGCCAGCCTTTCGGCTGACAATGTGAGGGAAAATAATTTATGCGTTATTTTCCTTATGAGCAAGTACGATCCCCAACGTAAAGGGGCTTATGAGACTATCGAAGAGGTGCAGCCGGTTATGGAGCGTATCAAACAAATGCTGATAGAAGATTCTGCCACCGGTTGCCCTGTCACTAAGGAACTGGATTTAACCAGCCTTTCCACTCTTCCGGAATCCGGCTTTTACCGGACGTTTGCAGGGTGGAGCCTGGCTTTCTCATTTAAAACAAGATTCTAACTGAATGGCCGAGAATTTTAAAACGGATTTTTTTACCGACCGGATCGGGCGTGGAATACAGGACATATTTCAAGCCCAACTGGATATCGCTACCAAACGGATTTACCAGAAAGGCCGTGAGCGTAGGAAAGTACAGGGAACCGGGGAGATCATACAAGGGCGATCCGGTGCATTAATGGCCGCACTACAGAACCCGAATTATTCGGTCATTCCGGACGGCGAAGGAGTAATCGCACATTCTAACCTTCCATTATATACCCGCTTCCTGGATATGAAGAAACACGGTAATTACCAGATTTATAACCGGCAGATATACGGGATTCTATATCATGACACACTCGGGAAGATTAAATATGAATATCAGGATTATGTAAGGGAAAGGATAAAAGAAATGTTTGCCAGTTCGCTAAAATAGGTAATAAAATTAATACCTAAATATTTGTAGGTAATGATTTTATTACCTATCTTTGTTTCAGTAACCAATAAAACAAAGTTTATGCCTGAAATTTGTAGATTCTTCGGTATTATTATATTCCTCTATTGGAAAGATCATAATCCGCCACATATTCATTTTACTTATGGTGATTATGAATGTTCTATTAGCGTATTGGATCGGATTGTAGACGGTCAGGCTCCAGCTAAAGTTATTGCAAAAGTAAATGAGTGGATTAACTTGCACGAGGCAGAAATACTTTCTCTTTGGGAAAAGGCCCAAAAAGGGGAAAAAATAGATAAAATTGAACCATTAAAATAAACGCTTATGTTACGGGTTATAGATGTGGATTATATTAGGAATTACGAGCTTCTTGTTACTTTCAGCGACGGGAGTAAAAAGATCGTAAATTTGGAACCTTATCTTACAGGTGAGGTTTTCGGGGAGTTATTGGATAAGGAAAAATTTGTTCAATATGGTTTAACCCGTGCTACTATTGAATGGGCCAATGGTGCCGACCTTGCACCGGAGTTTTTATATGAAATTGGTATAGCTGCATATTTTTAGACCCTATGAATGATTGTTTAGCTATTCAAGATAAGAAGGAAGAAACTTTCTTATATCGGATTTTTATTTCTCACCCGGAACTAAATGCTTCTGCGGTGGCTCGACGTATGGGAATAAGTCAAAGCCTTATGTCTCAATATATAAGTGGAATAAAAAAGCCCTCACAAGAACGGGAGGCCCTAATAGTAAATACTATTAAAGATATCGGTAAAGAACTAACGATGATTGTATGACATACGAAGATATTTTATTTTTGATCGGCTTTTTCCTGGTAATATTTTTTTTCGTAGGATGTAAGCATAAACCGGCTACTTTATCCGGGTGGCTTGCTTTTGCCTTTCTTTCCTTTATCGTGACGCCTCTTATATCGGTTCCTCTAACCTGGTACATTTGCTGGATGATAGATCGGGCAACAATTAAGGATAAAGAATGTTTTGATCCTTCGGATTTTACCTTTAAGAGATAAAATACTTTCTTCTTAGTATAATAAGCCTGTAGAATGGTTCTACGGGCTTTTTTTGTGTCCTTTTCCGCCACTTTACACCAGGATAATTTTGCCTTATAAAATTTACTCTTATGGCAAAATTAAAACCTGACTATATCGAATGGGTGTTAACCCTGAACGCCTCCGATGCGCAGAAGGAAATACATAATCTTTCAGAAAAGAACAAGGAGCTCCGGGATAGCAATAAGGAGATAAAAAAGGCTATGACCGATTTAATCGCCACCGGGAAAGCTGGCGGTAAACAATGGAAAAGGCTTGATGAGCAACTGAAAGAAAATAATAAGACGATCGGCGAGAATAACAAGAAGATTGCCGAATGTGAGAAACGGCTGGATAAAACCACCATGAGTGCCAACCAGCTGGCAAGGAAGGCAAACGCCTTGCGGAAAGAGCTTCGCGATACGGTGAAATCCTTGCAGCCGGAAAAATATGCCGCCCTGGAGAAGGAACTGAAAGAAGTTGAGAAAGCATACGGGCAGGCCACGAAAAAGGCGGAAGGTTTCGGCGGTTCCCTTCTTTCCCTGAATAAGATAAAAACGGTTCTGGCCGGTGTGTTTGTCACTATCGGCGCAATGATAACCGGACAGATTGTCGGCGGGCTAAGGGATGCGATCAGTACTATTATAGAGTTCGAGAAGAAAAACAGTACTTTGGCCGCTATTCTGGGAACCACGAAAAAGAGTATCAAGGATTTAACAGATGAAGCGCGCCGGCTGGGTGCTACTACTTCTTATACGGCCGCACAGGTAACGGAACTTCAGATAGAGCTTGCCAAGCTGGGATTTTTTAAAGAGGATATTAAAGCGATGACGCCTTCCGTGCTGAAATTCGCTAAGGCTGTGGACACTGATCTTGCCTCGGCTGCTACGCTTGCCGGTGCAACATTGCGTATTTTCAACCTTGATGCGGAAGATACGGAACGG